CGCGCAGGATCGCAACTCACGATCAGAGGTCCATCGTCTTGCCATCTCAGAGATTGCTTGAGGCGTTTCTCGTCGCCGCACGCCCTGACCAGCGACGAGGGGATCAGAGTATCGTCGGTGATGTCAGGTACCAGGCCAAGCACGCGGGCCTTATACTCTGGGCTTCCCTCTTCGTAGTCGCGTTTCATTTCATCATGCCAGGTCGGGCTCGCCAGGTGCGGTACGTAGATCCCGTCGTCGCGGAAGTTGGGCGAATCGAGGCTCGAGATATGGATAACCTTCCACGAACCGTCGACGTTATTGATTGCGTCGACGAAGGGCCCGTCAGCGTGCAGAGGGTTTCCGATGTAGAGCAAACGATCGTTCTCTCCGGTCATATTGCCCATGAGCGCCTTAGAGATTGGGAGCAGTAGGGCACTGGCCTCGTCTACGACCTGGATGGTGCCGGCGCTGGGCCCTGAGGAATGCTTGCCGGCGATCCCCTCGGGTTTGTCTGGCGAGAAGGCTTCCAGGTACCACTCTGGGCCGAGCTGCCACTTGTGCCTGGTGGGTTGACCGAACTTGAGGCCTTTCGGTAACTGCATCAACCGCGAGCGTAGGTTCTTCATTACCTGTTCGACGTTCGACCAACTCGCGCCGGTAAGGACGCCCAGACTGTCTGGCCTGGCGATCATGTGCAGGATCAAGAGTACGGGGATCATGTACGTTTTGCCGACAGCGTGGCCGGTATGCACGACGACTTTTCGATGGTGGAAGATCGCTTCAAGGACTTCCGCCTGGCGTTGCCAGCACTGGAAGCCGAGGAGTAGGAAGGCGTAGCGGACCGGGTCTGCGATGATGGCACGGCGGAAGGCGGGGTTGTGCAACTCGGAGAGGGGGTCACTCGCGATTGCCATAGGGCGGAGCATAAAACACTGGCGCCCAGCGGGTCAAGTCCCAGACGCCAGCGTCCAAAGTAGTATGACCGCCGTTAAGGCGGCTTGGCGCAGGTTCCCTCCTCTCAGTTGGGGTACATCGGGGGGTCCAGTGGATCGGCGCCCCATGTCGTGAACGAGTCAAAGAGAGGCTTCTTTTTCGGCTTCTCCTTGTCCCAGTAAACAAACTTGACGGTGCAAGCTGCTGAAAGTCCGTACCCATGACAGACGGGGCACATGCTATAGCCTTCGCCGTAAACGTTCCCCAGTCTGGTACGTGATAGCCAGACGCCCAAGAGCCCGGTGCCCTTGCAGGACAAGCACACGTAGGGCTTCGTTTCTGTGCAGAACTGGAAGCCGTACTGGCCATGCCGGTATAGTGGGCTCCAACTGGTCGGCATTACTGACTCTCTTTCAGGTCTATCAGGTATTGCAGCGTCTCGTCAGATTTCGCCCTCGCGGCTATGGCTTTGGTCGAAACGCCCTCGATGCTCAGCAGTGCGGTTCGCGCCATCGCAATCGCACGGCCGAGGTTAAAGGGCGATATCTGGGGAGGAACGTCTGGCGGCACGCTCCCCATGAACGGCAGCGGCCCTACCTGCTCGATAGGATCGAATTGCGTGCGTGGCCAGAAGTCGCGCTCCCTGGGGTTATTGAGGATCACTGCGAGACCTGAGTAGATGTTCGAGTCGAAGACCCGACAGCCCTTGAAGTAAGGCTTCACGACAGGCCCGCCGTGGTTGTCGATACACTCGGCCCAGATGTTCGCCATGACGTCGTTACGAGCAGCGTTCTCTGAGCCGTGGAAGCATACGCCAGTCTGCCCCTTGCAGTTGAAGACGAGGTTACGGGCAAACAGGGAGAGCAAGGACGAGTCATTGCTTGAGTTCCCAAAGGTGCCGTTGCTCCCGTGGCCGTAGGCCTCATGGACGAAGACGTTATCCGTCACTTCGACCATCGCCGTATGGCGCCCCTTGAGGATGATGAACCCGGTACCGATGACGTCGCGGAAAAGGTTGTGGTGGAACCTGGCGCCTTGTTCGCCCACTAAGCCGGCTTCGCCCAGCGGGAAGATCTGAAACCCTTCTCCGTGTACCGACGGCGTGTCACAGTCGCGATCGTGGAAGATGTTATCTTCAAACCACAGATTAGAACACCTGCCGATCGCCACTCCTATAGCGCGGTTGGTCTTGCCGGCAGAGCAGCCGGTGAAGCCGACGTCGTGGCAGTCAATGAAGTACCATACGTCATGCATCCTTGGGCCCTGGTTGATGCCGGCCTGGGTGAACTCGACACCCAAGATCCGCAGCCCTTCGCACGCCGTCATTGTCAACGTGCGGCTTCGGTAATGGCTCGCAGGGCTCGACATGTACGTTTCGAGTTTGGGCGGCTCTTTGGCCAGAAGCCCTGGCCAGGTGTGCTGCTTCTCTCCCCCAACAAAGACCGCGTTACGCAGCGACATACTGAGGCCCCCGTCGAACATCGCGGAGTGCTCCAGGCTCCAGTCTGACGCCCCCTCTATCTTTCCGCCGGCGTTGTGCGGCGTTGCCTTCTCGATGCGAAGCACCGGCCCGCCGGTACGCCCGCCTACGAGCGCCTGGTCGATATAGGGCCCGCCGCAGTAGTAGAAGTGATCGCCGGCTTGCATCTCTTCGGGAAACTCCTTGAACGCTCGGTGCCAGTTGGTACCGTCGCCCGGCTCCTGTGCTCTTGGGTCTACGCAAAAGGTCGTCATTGCTCCTTGGCTCCTTCCGTTGATTTAGGTACCACTTGGGCCCCCCCCGGCGCCCCCGCCCTGCGGACTTTTCGGTGCGCCATGTCGACGGTCAGGCCCTTCGAGACCTGGATAATAGCCTGGGCTTCGGGCGTCCTTTCGAGCGCCGCTGCGGTACGACCCAGACACACAGCCAGGTCGACGAGGGAGGCGCGACGCACCGGGTAGAGTAGCTGCTCAGGCGTCAGCCCTTGAAGGGAAAGAGACGACGTCTTGTTCTCTTCTGCCTCGATCGCGCTGGCTTGTCTCCTGCACTCAACGGCCAGGTACTCGCACAACTTGATTAGGGAAATCATCGCTCAGCGTTCCCCCTTTCGGCGAAAATGATGTCGCGGGCATTGTTGACGTTCTGGCAAAACTCCCGCGTGTTTACCGTGATGTCTCCGTTCCGATGGTCGAGGAGCAGCTCAGCAGCCTTGGGACTGTTGAAGAAGAACGCCACCCTACCGCGCTCCCCTGCCACCGTTTTCATTATCCGTAGCCCATGGCACATGAGGACGGCAACCTCAAACGTGCTGTTTGTAACCACCATGTTCTTCAGGCCGTTGCCTGGTACTATGGGTTCCCCCTCCGAGGTGGGTTTGATCTTGAAGCCTTTCTCTGCGTCTGGCGCCATTACATCGCTCCCCCCTCCGTCTGTTCGTCTCGTGCAACCGTGAGCGAGACATCGATCTTCAGCGGCCCATGGCCAGGCTCCAGTTGCATCCGAGGGGCCAGCAGGTCTACGACGTCTTGCGCGAGAAGGTAGTAGCCGTCGAACCCGCAGTCTTTATTTTTCCAGGCCACGGCCCCGAACGGAGAGGACGAGCCCTTCGCCTTCTCCAGCTCGCCTCCTCGCAGGAAGAGCCGATAGCCGGGGCGTCCCGTCGCGTTAGCGTTACGTTCCTCTCTACACAGGCGCACGCTCAGGCTGACGGCGTGGTCGTTGTCGGTTACTTCTTTTCGCAAGGGCTCTGGTCTGGGCAATGTTTCTCTCCTTCCGTCTTGGGATACTTGGCGCGGTAGGCCATCATGGCGTCGGCCACCAGGTAAGCGCACGCGGCCCCCTTCCCTTTGTCCTCGGCGGTGCGGTTGGCTTGCATCTGCCGCATGACCTCGGGAATCGCGTGGGCAGCGAAGTAGTCACGGAGCGCGACATTCGCGGGGTTGGCTTCCTTAGAGGCCATCACGATCTTGAGGATGTCGTTTGCTTCCTCCAAGGCTATCTCTTGGTCATGCGTCTCCAGGGCGCCCCAGGGCGCCTCGGCCAGACCGAGCCAAGTATTCGCGAGTTGCGCCGGGATGATGATACAGCCCTGTGGGCCGACCTCACAGGTCTTGTAAACCGCCTTTATCCAAGTAGACCAGCGCCGATGCGCATGGTCCGCAAGGCCTCTTATGATGAGTTTCAATGTTCGTTCTCCTTTCTTAGCGTCTTATGCATCGCCAGTTCTCTTCCAGTTCGTTCTGGTTGGCGGCGTAACATGGATATTTCTTGAGGTCGGGCGCCAGGCGCTCTTCGCGTAGCATCTCGGCAGCAAGGATTAGACCGGCGTACCGGTAATGCGGCCACTTCACGATCATCAAAGCAAAGACGTCTTGGTCTTCGGCGTGTGCGATCGCCTTTACCAAGAGCCGGCCTGTAGGGCAGTCGGTTGTTTTCACATCGACGCGCAGATTATTGGGCAGTTTGCAGTCTTCGACGCCGATGGTCTCGGGATCGATCTCTGGCCAAAGGTTGTGGAGCTTGCAGAAGGCCATCTCCCCGCCCATCGCCTCGTACTCCCGCTTGCGCACGATTCCCTTGCACCCCTTCACCACGACGATCGCGCCTTTCTCGTACACCGTCGTCTCGGCGCCGCGATCATGGCAATTTTCCCAGCGTTTCTTCGCGAGGTACTGCGCGATATGCTGCTGGTGAGTGTTAAGGATGGTGTCCACGGTCTTGCTCCTCTCTTACGTTCTGTTCGCGTGGTGTACGATCTCTTCGAGATACGTCTCGACCTTGGCGACGGCGTTGTGTCCTTGCTCGAACGCCGGCTCGCAGAGATCGTCTTTCTGTATTTGCGCCGCCTTCTCCACGAAAACGGGCGGCGGTTGGTCCTCTGCCCCTACCTGGAAGTTGGCCAGGTTCTCGACGGCTCTTGCTGCCCTGTCTGCCTGTGCTTCCAGTGACCTAATACGCGCAAGCAAGCGCGTGAAGGCCCGCTCTTGGCTTGGCGCCGGGTTACCTGCTGCGACTGCTGCCATGGTGTGTATCTCCTTTGGTGTTGGGATAGGTGCGGAGGCCGGTTTCTGGCGCCGGCCCCCGCCTTTGCTTTAGCGTGTAGGACTACTTCTTGGGTGCTCCTTTCCCTTTGGATTTGCCCGGCGCGTTGGTGCTCCCCTCATCCGCACCGCCGAACATGTCGGGCTGATCCGAGAAGCGACTCGTCACGGTAATCTTGCGCCGACGTGACCAGGCTATCTCGGAAGTCAGTTCTTCGTCGTTGGTTCCCAGTACGAGTTTCCATGCGCAGCTCCAGCGGAAGAGAAACTTGTCGCTTCCCCCACCATCGGCCTTGTAGAGCGCGTCGAGATCCTCGAAGAGAGCGTCTCCGTGGTCGCACAGGCCTTGGGTGGCGTCGTAGATAGAACGCGCCAGGATATCCAGGCGCTTGTTAGGGTTAAGACCCGAACCCGAGGTCAGCCGTTTCTTCAGCGCATCTTCAAGCATCGCTCGGATCTCGGTTTCTACTGCTTCAGGCTTCAGTCGTTTCGCCATCTTTCACTTTCCTCCCTTTTTCCATAACGGTTACACCGGGCCCAGGCCTGGCGTTTGCATCCGTGACTGTGCAGATAAGCCGCACGCCGTACTCTTCCGCCACTCGTGCAGCTCCTAGTAGGTCTTCGCTACTCATGGACTCGCAGCGGTCGATCAGTTGAAACCCAGTCGAGGGACTCTTCGCGATCTCCGCCGCGATCCCCACGCGCAGCGACTCACTCGTGCCATGCTGGCCCAGGGGGATCTTATCGAGCAGGATCGTATCGCCATCGAACGACAGGCCCTTGACTGGAAACTCGGCGGCCTTCAGGAGTTCCCCCGGCGCCTGGTCGCGGAAGAACGCCACCAGGACCTCGGAGGCCTCTGCCTGTGCTACGTCTTTCTCCAGCGCGTCGTCGAGTTTCAGGATAGCCAGGGCGTCCTGGAAATCCTTGGCTTCTTTCTGAGCGAGCCTGAGCGTGGCTTCTTCCTTCGCTACGGCCTCGTCCGTCACGGCCTCGTCGAGTCGCGTGTGGATCTTCTCTGCCTGGGCGGCGTAGATGTCCCACTGGCGGTACTTGGAGATCGTCTCGTCGAAGCCTTCCTTGTCTGAGCGAAGGCCAGCCAGGCGTCCGCGCTCCTTTCGGAGACGCTCTTCCATCTCCCCGATCTCTTTTTCTCTGTCGGCTATGAACTCCGCTGTGGTCTCGGCGTCAGACTCAACCATCTCGCGGTCAGGGGCAGGGCCATCGAAAAGTTCGGCTTTCTTCTCCTCTACATCTTTGACCTCTTCGCGATCGCGGACGGCAGCGGCCTGGTCGACCTTCATCTGCGCATAGTTCTTCGTACTGACGTCGACGGACATCTCCGCGAGTACGCAGCGCTTGAGCCCCTCGGTGATCGTTGTTGGCCTGGCGACGTCGTCTGCGAAGCAGGGCTCCTCGAGATGCTGGCGATCGCTTTGGAGGCGTGCTACTGACCGATTCATGCCGGCGCGGCGCTCGTAGAAATAATCGTGCAACCGCACACAGATCCCGACGCCTTCGTCCTCGGCCCAGGCTACCTCGGGCTCATGCTCCAGGACGTCGTAGAAGATGTCCTGAGCGTCTTCTCCCAGGTTTGCGACCCAAGACTCGGCCGTCTTCAGCGAGAGCATCCCTGGCTTCGACAGCGCCGCGAGGAGTTCCTGGCGTTGCCGGCGCCGTCGTTCCGTATCCCCCAGGCGTGGCCCCTTGGCCAGCGTGACCCACGCCAAAGGATCGAACACCGACGCGTTGAAAATAGTATTCAGGAAGCCTTGCGTGAGGTCGTTGCCCTTATTGTCCTTCGCCACCAGGCGGCTCTTCCCGTTCCCATGTACGACGCGGCGCACGCTAATCTTGTCGAAGTCTATCTCGATCGTCGCTTTGTCGGCGCCGCGTCGTACCATTGCCGGGTCCAGGCCTTTGATCCCGCCTTCGATCGCGTTAAGGATGGCGGTCTTGCCCTGGCCCGATGCCCCGCGAATCATGTGTACGCTTTCAGCGTCGAAGTGAATCGTGACTTCCTCCAGACACTTGACGTTGCTAACGCGCAGTTCGAGGATCTGGTACCGCTCTGCTTTCTTTGCCATTTCAGTCTCCTTTTGCGTGAACGTTCACGCTGCGTTCGGTAAACGTTCACGCGCGGGCTTAAAAAACCCCGAAAACAAGGCGTTTTTCGATCTTCTCCCGGCGTGAACGTTCACGATACGTTCAATCTCCGTTTAGACGTGGACTTCGCCATGAGCCCTGAGCGTCTGTAACACGAGGTACGACTGGATCTCGGGCGTTAGGCTCTTGTTGCCCTTGATCTCGGCGATCGTTTCCAGCATCTCGGTCTTGTCTGGGTAGACACCCCAACGGCCCCCGAACGTCAGTTTGTTGTAAAGCGAGGCGAGTTGCTCAACGTCCTTCCTGCAATAGTTAAGCAGGGTCTCGGGCGGGGTCTGGCCGTCGAGCATCTGGTCATAGAGTTCTTCGACTCGCGAGCCGTCCATCGGGTCTCCATCAAACATGACATCGTCTACGCGGATGCCGAAGGCTCGGCACGCGTTGTCGAGTGACACCATGCCGAGGCCGTGGGAGCAAGGGCAGCGCAGCATCGTGTCGAAGACTCTGCCGTGCCAGTACCGGCCCGTCCACTGGGGGAAGCTCGCAGGCGGAACGACGTCATGCCGTGCCCAGGCGTTCAGCAACACCTTCAAATCGAAGGACGAGCAGTTGTGCCCGGCCCAGACCGTGTCTGAGTCCGAGACTTCGTGAAGCTGCGCGGACATTGCGTCGGCGGCGACGGCCCGGTGGGCTTTGTCGTAGACGTTGCTGACTAAGTAGTGGTTGCTGTCGTCGTCGAGAAAGTGCAGCCCGTCACGGCTTCCTCTCCACTCCACGAGGATAGGCTCGGCGAGTAGTACGTCCACGGCGGTCTTGCTGACGGCCTCATCCATACGAGCGGCTCGTCCGTTTTCGGTATCCCACACGGCCTTGAGGTCGCGAGCGAGGTTGCGTGCCGGCCTTTTTCCCAGGGCTTCCGCTCTGAGTGCCTTGATGATGTTGCCGTCGA